TCAACGTTTCTTGTAAAATAATTAGTTTCATTGCAATAATAAAATAGTGGAGTAGAATTTGTTTCTCCAATAGAATATACAACTGGATGGTTATTTTTAGTTTTTGTTACATAAAAATCCTTACGATATGAATTATCAAATTCAAAAGAAGTCTCATCTCCTGCTGGTTCATAATCATCGTCAGTATAGTCTACTTGATGTTTTGATAATTTTGTTAATTTATTAAAATTTAGAAACTGAGTATTAGGCGGTATAGTTTCTCGCTTATAAGTAGATTTATCAACTACAATTCCAACTACAGACTCGATCTTTTCAAAAACTTTATTATTATCAGGATCTTTTACTTTCTCATCTAGCTTTTCCATAGTTTCTCTAATTTTGTCTTCATTATTAATAATTTTAAAAGGAAGAATGTAATCTGCATATAAAATAATCATTTTTTTTATTTTCTGACACAAGTTATAGTTTAATATTACCAACTTATAATAATGTAAATTAAAATTTGTTTTTTCATTTAAATACTTTTCTTGATTAGTATTTTTAACCCCTAAATTATTTTGTAATTGTAAAGAATAATCTGAATCACTTCTTTTAAAAAATTGACCATACTCATATCTATATAAATCATTTGTTATTTTATTATATTTTTCAAATAATATACCCATAGTTGTTCCACCTTTATATAAAAATCTTAAATTGTCCTTCAACTCAGGGTTCCTTTTAATATATTCCTCTAAAAATTTATTATAATAACTATTCACTAAATATTGAAAATTAAAAATTAATTCCTGATTTCCCTGACTATAAACTGTTTCATAATTTATATAGTCTGTCATTACATCATATAATTGTTTCTTTTGTTGAAAGGCCTCCATCGATTTTTTACTATCTTCATCTTCTGAATTAGTTATTTCTCTATCTTTAAATTCTAAACCTTCCCTCTCATTATTGAACATATACACTTGATTATTATTTTCATCCGAGTTATTAACGTCTCTTAATTTATCATTCATAAAATATGGTTTAATGAAAAAAGAGTCGAAATTTTTTAAATCTGATTCGATCTCTTCATTAATTTTTGAGATAATATCAAAGGGTTGAGTAGAATTATTTATGTTTAAAATTTTTTTTATCTTCAGATAAATAGCTAATAAACCATAAATCTTATAGATACCTTCGTTAATTACAGTATTAGTATTAAAATTATAAATATAATTTTTTGAAGTATTTGATATATTAGTTGCATTATCAACTAATTTTTTATATTTTGAATAATCTAACTTGTTTGCAAGTATACTAATTTGTTCCCTTAAATAATCTATTGACTTATCAATATTATTTTCCTTGGAATTTAATGAAGAATTATTTAATATATCATAAACTGAATTAATATTCATATATAATAAGGGTATAATATAATTATTAAATTATTAAATTATTTTATGAAATGTTAAGTTTAAATTAATAAAATCTAAATGATGTTCTTTTTTTATATAATAAACAACTTTTGAAACTATATGTTCTCCTATAGTTATTTGAAATGATTTTAGATTATCAGATAAAATTTTATAATTTTTTTTTAATTCTTCTTTAATCTCATCTTTAAAATTTGTAATATAATCAAAACGTTGGTTAGTGTTATCTATGTTTTTTAATATTTCTAAAATTGCTATTTCATAATTATAATATATTAAATAATAATTATATTGTATCGAAATATTATCAGATGATTTCGTGTTTTCAAAACCAGGTTCGTTTGTTATTGGAAAATCGTGTAACAGTGATTGAATTGACAAAACAACCGATCTTAGATTCATTACACTTTTCCATCCAGGTCCTTGCCAAGTGCCTAAAATTGATAAACAAACTTTTCCACATTCATATAAATTTGGATTAAACCTAACATTTTTATTTGTCGTTAAAAGTTTTACCATTGGTGGACTTTTTGGATAATTATTAGGGAAATTTATTTCAAATATATAATAACCTCCAAAATATGGAGTATTTGGTGGACCTATTATCATAACATGATTTTTTTTAAAAATATCTTCTTTGTTTATTGATAAATAAACTCCATCTGGTTTATTCTTATTAAAATCAAAAAAATCTTGAACTATTCTTAATTTAGTTTTATTCATTATTAAATTTAATATTCTTAACTCTAAATAATTTTATTAAGACACTATTTATATTGATGTGATAAACTAGTCCATCATAATAGATGCACGGTCTTATATTAAATATAAATCCTATCGTTAATATATGCATAATTATACGTATTTATGCTATATATAGATGGTTTCCATCGTACCAGACTCTTTTAAGTGAAAAAATTTGAAATTTTTATTTAAAAAATTCAAATCTATAATTATATAATGTCCTCTAATAAAAATATTATTAAAGAAAATATCAATCCTAACAAAATAAAAAGATGTAGGAGTAGTCTAGAAAAATTACTCGATAAGAACAGAATTAGTTCATCTACTAATACAGCAGTAACACATGTAACTTTAGACCCGTCATTTCCAGGAAAATATTCATTTGATAAAATAGCCAGGAAGAAACTTAACAAGTTAATTAAAGAGGCAAACAAATACAACATTAATTTGGGCGTAGCAGAAAAACCAAAAGAATATAATCCTATTAAAGTTGATATCGATTTAGAAATTCCAAAAGATTCTCACATACCAGGTGAAAGATTATATAATAATGATTTTATTATGAAAACAATTGATATTTATAGAAATTCCATTAAAAAATATTTGGATGTTCACGATTCTCAATTACAAGTATGTGTATTGGAAAAAAGTGAAACATCGGATAAGGGGGTAACTGTAAAAGATGGAATACATTTGTTTTTTCCATATATTGTAGCACATTATAAGGTAAGACATTTAATTAGAGAAAATGTAATTGAAGTTTCTAAGGGTGAACCAATATTTAACAAATATACTAAGAACGTTGAAGAAATTTTTGATAAAGCTGTTATTAGTTCTAACTTTTGGATTATGTATGGAAATTCAAAACCAAAGTGTAAACCATATAAGTTTACACAACTAATTGCACATGATGATTCCGAAATGGATTTGTCAGAATTAGTCAATGATGAAGATGATCTAATTGAATTATTTTCATTACAAGGAAAAAATTGGAAAGAATCAAATTCAACACCTTTAAACGGAATATATTCTCAAGAAGATATTGAATTTGAATGCAACAATAAGGGTATTGATAATTCTACCAGTTCAAATATTGAGACAATATTACCAATAAATCGTGAAGACGATTTTAGAAAAGCAAAGTTTTTGGTATCATTACTTGCAGACGAAAGAGCCGATAATTATAATGATTGGATAAGAGTTGGATGGGCATTACATAACACCGACCGTAGTTTACTCCAAGTATGGATTGATTTCTCCAAAAAATGTCCAGAAAAATTTAGTGAAAAAGAATGTGAAAAAATATGGACACATATAAAACCGGGATTAACAATACGTTCATTGCAATCTTGGGCTAAAGAAGATAACCCTCACAAATATTCTGAATATATGAAAACAGAATTTGAAGAACTACTAAAAAAATCATTATCAGGCGATACATATTCAGTTGCAAAAGCACTATATACCAAATATTTTGATCGTTTTATATGCGCATCTATTAAACACAACACCTGGTTTGAATTTAACAACCATAGATGGAATAAAGTTGATGGCGGGTACACGCTCATTAAAAATATTTCAGAAGAATTTGTTAACGATTATATGAAAGTTAGTTCCGAATATAATCTAAAAGCTATAAATACAACAGGTATTGAAAAAGAAGATTTACAAAAAAAGGCTTCTTGTTTCCAAAAGATTGTTGATAAACTATTAAATCTAAATTATAAGAAACAAATTATGGAAGAGAGCAAATATTTATTTCATGATGAAGATTTTGAAGATAAACTTGATGAAAACCATGATTTACTCGGATGTGAGAATGGTGTTTATGATTTTGCTAAAGGTGAGTTTCGCGATGGAAGACCCGATGACTATATCACTCTTACTACAAAAAATAGATATTATTCTTGGAACCCAAAGAATCCATGTGCGAAAGCTATCGAGAAATTTTTCAAAGAAATTCTACCAATCAAATCTGTCCGTGAATATTTTTTACAAGCACTTAGTACATGTTTATCTGGACATAACCGAGAAGAAAAATTATATATTCCAACAGGTGGGGGGTCTAATGGTAAGAGTCTAACTTTTGATCTTGTCAATTCAGCACTAGGTGAATATTATATTTCTTGTCCTGTTACAATTATGACTCGCGCACGTGGATCATCAGGATCGGCTTCTCCCGAATTAGCACGTATTAAAGGTAAAAGAATTGGTGTTTTACAAGAACCTGACAATAGTGAAACTATGAATGTTGGATTAATGAAGGAACTAACTGGTAATGATGCTTTCATGGCACGTGGACTTTTCGAAGACCCTAAAGAGATTAAACCACAAATTAAGTTCTTCTTAACTTGTAATGATTTACCTATAATTCCATCTCGTGATGGAGGTACATGGAGACGTTTACGTGTAGTTCAATTTAAATCCAAGTTCGTTGATTCTCCAGAGGGTCCAAATGAATTTAAGATTGATACTAGGTTAAAAGAAAAAATCAATGAATGGGGTCCAATGTTTTTATCTTATCTTGTTTACATTTATAATTCTATGTACAAGAAAACTACTTATTTGGTAGAACCAGATGAAGTACTCTATAGTACTAATGCATACAAGATGGATAATGATCACTTCCTTGAATACTTTAACACCAAGTTAGAGCAAGTTGAAGATCCCAAAGCTCTTATTAGTAAGAGGTCTGTATATACTGATTTCAAAGCTTGGTTCAAAGAATATCATGAAGGAAATAAATTACCAAGAAGTGAACAACTTTATCGATTCTTGGATGATATTCTAGGAAAAGGTAACAGGGTAGGATGGAAGAATGTAATTTTTAGAACAGAAGAAGGTGAGGAAAGCGGAGATGATGATAATAATGATCTAGACGTTTAATTAAATTTAATTTAAGAAAATTTTAATCTAAATTACTTTAATGTATAAAGTAGCTTCAGAAGGTATAATAATTGGATTTATTACTTTACTATTAGGAAGAATTACTATGGGATTATTAATTAAGAATAAAAATAAAAAACATCCAAAAGGTTTAAATATTGCTTTTTTCAGCACTGGTTTTTTGTTACATTTTGTAATTGAGTTAATAGGAATTAATTGCTGGTACTGTAATAAAAAATGTACGGCAAACATTAGAAAATTTATTTGATACTGATATAATTATTTACCAACCGGGTGGTGGTACCACAAAATTCCATTATTTTAAGATAAAGTTGTTCATCATTATTTTTAAAATTTTTTATAGTAAAGTGATTAGACTTATTTAAATACAATAAATACAACTGTATTTTTAATAATGTATCATCTGTTTTTATTTTTGATACATTTAAAATAATTTCATTTAATAATATTATTGGTAGTTTCTTATTAATTTGGTATGAGTTATATATAAAATTAAATGTTTTAAATATAAGTTTATCCATATAGTAATCATCTAAAATTGTATTTTCGTATTTTAGTAAATCAATTGTATTAATATTTTTAAATAACTCATATTTTGCTTTTAATTTTGATTTATATATTGATTTTATAAAATTATAAATAAAAATTCTTTTATTTGGATAATAAGAAATTATTATTATAATGCTTTTTAAAATAAATAAAGCTATAATGTTATTAACTAAGCTTTTTGACTCCATTTTTTCAATATATTTTATTAACTTAATACCCTTTCTTTTATTATTTAGTAAATTAATTATAATATTTATTAGATTTTCATTAAAAGTCATTAAATTTAAATATATTATTTTTTTTATTGGGAAGAAAAAATATTGTTAATTATGAAGAGTTGTACCATATCATGTGTGACTATCAATACTGTCCTTTTCGTCGTTCAAGTTTTTACTTATACAAATGAAGCTTGAATTTAGAATATTATATACCATCTGAAAATATAAGAAATCGTTCGATAAAATATGGAAAAAAGAAGTAAACTAAAATGAAAGATTATATAAAGAAACCGGATATCTTATAGATATAAATATAAATTAATTTAAGGAATGGTATAATTCATCTTTTATTTTTTCATCAATACAATAAACACGATATATATATTCCTGATGATTTTCATTAGTTAATAATGAAAAATTTTCTATTGTTATATCTGATATAATCATATTATTTTTAGGGTAGTAGAATTTAATATTTGATAATGGATTAGGATTTTTACCACTTGTATACCCAACCTTATATTTTACTATTTTATAACTTCCCTCATTAAATTTACTAAAAACCTCTTCAGGAAAAGTAAACTCTTCCAAACTTATATTTTCAAATACAATACTAGGAAGTCTTCTAGTTTCTATTTTATTTATAATTTCTTTTACCTTTGGATTATCTGAATTATATATAAAACTATCAACTAGTTTTATCATATTTTCAACGTCCGTTAAATATTCCGAGATTTTATCTGTTTTTTCCAGTTCAGATAAAAGTTCAGACATTAAAATTTCAATCGCTTTTACTGTTTTATGATGATATATTCTTCGGTGTAATTGATATCTGATAAAAAACAGATGATATAAACTTTCTTTTGCTTGAATAGGATAACATATTTCATCATTAATGACTCTAGGTTGTAAAAGTAATCTACTAAAATCAACATCTAATTTTAGACCAATAGCTCTGTTATCTCTATTTATATAATCAAACTTATCAACATCAACATTATTTCTAGGGTTTGATATAATTTCAAAAATCCATTTTCCGATTTTAAACTCTTTATTCCATTTATCATAATTACTATTTTTAGGATTAATTAAATCACCAATAACAACTAGCTCATCAGAACTAATATTAATCTTATATTTATTAACAATATTTTTTAAAATTATTATCGACCTTTCTTCGTGAATACACACATTTCCTAAATTTTTATAATTAGATAATTTAGGTAAAAATATATCATCAAATAAATGAGAATACATTAAATGACCTAAATCATGACACAACCCTGCTATAGATATAACTTTAACTATATTATCAGTTATATTTAAATCTGGTTGATTATCTTTAATGTTATTGATAAATTTTTTAGCTAAATGATATGTTCCAATTGAATGTTCAAATCTAGAATGATTTGCTGTTGGAAAAACATAATATAATACACCACCTTGGTGTATTCTTCGAAGTCTTTGAAATTCAGGAGTATCTATAATACTTATAGCAATATCATCCACTTCTATATAATTATGGATATTATCAAAGATGAGAGTATCTTGATTATCATTATTTTTAATAATAGACATTTAATAGATTATTAATAAATTAATAATATAATAAATCAATTTTTAAAATTATACACTTACATATTCATCTTCACTACAATCTTTATCTTTGCAACAATTTTCTTTAACATCATCATCAGATTCCGATTCAGTATCTGAATCAACATAATTACTCAAATTAATATTGGATGGTAGATCGAACTCTTGAGGAGGTGCTGGTGGTTGAGGTGGTTTCATTCTTTCTTGAATCTGTTCTTTTGTTAATACATCAAAACCAATCTTCTTCGCAATAATTCCAAAATATTCAGCAATATATTGATCTACTTTTTTATTTCCTGAAATTTGCATTAAACCAGAACCAAATAATTCAATCTGTTCTTTATGCTTTTCAGGATCATCAAGTATTTCAGTCGGTTTAGGAATAGGTACTCCAGGAACATTTTGTTTTAACCATGCGTACCTCTCAAATATGTCCTTATCAACTGTTTTCTTCATACTTTTTAAATCTCTAAAATCACGTCCAGATCTTTTTGTATGTAATTCTTTTAATTTCTTTCTTAATCTTTCACGATCTGTCATACCATGATGTGGTGGTTGAATCATATCTTTATCAACATGTTGTTGTTGGTTGCCCCATATATGTTCTTCATCTTTAATATTAACAGTAATATCGTATCCTTCTTGTGACAAAATAAATTGGTACCCATCCTTTAAAAAATCTATACTTGATACTAATCCTATATCCTCATGTTCTTTCAGAAACTTTTTTAATTTTAAAATAGCATTCTTAGATTTAAACTTGCATTTATTTTCCGGTGATATTATGACATTTACCATTAATATAATTAGTATTAATTTTTTAAATAACAATTAATAGAAACTTCAAATATATCTAAAAAAATTGACATTTAATATTCATTTAAACAATATTATATAGTATAAATAATGGTTAGAGATACTAAATTGTATGATGAATTAGGTGTGCCCCCAAATGCAAATGAATCTGAATTAAAAAAGGCTTATCGGAAATTATCTGTTAAATGGCATCCAGATAAAAATCCCGAAAATAAAGAGGAAGCAACGAAGAAATTTCAAGAAATTTCTGAAGCATATTCAGTTCTAAACGACCCAGTTAAAAGAACTCAGTATGACCAAATTGGAATGGATTTTCTTAAAAATCAATCAGGTGGTCCTGAAATGGACCCAAGTGACATGTTCTCTCAATTCTTTGGAGGTAATTCACCATTTGGTAGTGGAGGTTCTCCATTTGGTGGTGGTTTTGATTTTGGAAGAGGTGGGCGTCAACAACAAAGACAAGAAGATATGAGTGTTAAAATTAATGTTACCTTAGACCAGATTTATAATGAAGAAGGTGTTGATATTAATTATCCTCAGAAAGTATATTGTAAAGAGTGTGATGGTATGAAAACTAAGAGTAAGAAAAATCCGATTTGTCCAGATTGTAACGGTCAAGGTAAAAAAATACAAGTAGTAAGGATGGGTCCAACAATTCAACAGATGGTTCAAGATTGTATGAAATGCAGAGGGAGTGGAGATTTTGTTCTAGACAATGATAGATGTACAAGTTGTACGGGAAAAGGATTTACTACAAAAACTAAAACAATAAAAATTCCACTAAGAAATGGATTAGAAAGAGGTAATAAAATACAGCTAGAAAAGAAAGGTCATCAATTAAAAGATGGTAAAACTGACTTAATAATTGTTATTAATGAATTACCTCATACACATTTTAAAAGAGATGGACCAAACTTAATTATGGAGATAACCTTAGAATTATATCAATCATTATTTGGTTTTGATAAGGTTATTAAACATTTAGATGGTTCACAATTGCATATTTCTAGTTCATCTAAAATAGAAGATGGCGATGTTAAAAAAATAGTTAACAAAGGTATGATGAATCTTCGAAATAATAAACCAGGTGACCTTTTTATAATTTTCAAAGTAAAATATCCATCAACTGATGATTATTCATTACAAGAAATTAACACTATAAAAACTTTATTGTCTAAGAATTGTAAAGATGAATTACAAATGGAAACTGATATTAAGGAGGGGGTAATAAAAAGCAATAAAACAATATTAGAAGAAGGTAATTTCGATAGAAGTCAACCTAATGAACCAGAAGAAGCCCAGACTCAATGCGCTCAACAATAATAGAAGTTTTTTTATATAAATGATGAATATGTTCTTACGAAAAGTTACATCCCAATCAAAAAGTTATTTGGCATATTAACGTGTGTATTTTTTTCCGAACCTTTTAAAATTAATAAAAAAATACAGTATATTATATAAAATTGCCAAAGTACAAAAAAATCTCAGATATATTAAATGAAAATATACCTATTAAGACATGAAGATAGAACAATGGATTTAACTTTTTTTTCTCCACTAACAAAAAATGGTTTAGAAAATTCGGTTGAATTAATAAAACATTTGGAAAAAGAAAAAATTAACACGATATATTCATCACCATATATTAGAACTTTACAAACAATATATCCATTTTCTAAAAAATATAACATTAACCCAAAATTAGATTATTCAATAGTAGAATTATACCAAGAGGATAATATTCCTAAAAAATCATATCAAATAACATTACCTGAATATATATCAGAATCTTTTAATAATGATAAAGAATATAATACATTAATATTACCGAATGATATTGAATTTCCAGAAAATGTAAGTGATTTTAGTAAAAGAATAAAAAAATTTATTAAAAATGTAATAAAAGATAATTATAGTTCTGATAAAAATATAGTAATTGTTACTCACCAAGGAGTAATAGATACGATATTAAATTCTATCTCGAAAAACCATAAAAATATTGGAGAAAAATTAATTGATGTTAAATATCCAAAAGGAGGTTTAACAAAAATATTTGAAGGAAGTGAATGGGATATAAAAAAAATAAACTGGTAACTAAACGTAAATAATTAAATTAAATTAATTTATTATAATTATTTACTAAACAATAATAATAATGTCAATAATTCAAAAATTCTTTAAAAAAATTCAAGAATTAAATAATGATAATATTAAAAATTATAAAATAATTAATAAATTAAATACAACTATAAAAGAAAATATTATTTCTATGTTCCCTCAGTTAAATATTCAAGATACTAATATTTTACACCAACTAAGTCTTTATTTACATTATCAGATTATAAATAAATTTTTAGGGTTACATCCTACAAATTTAGATTTATTGGAACAATTTACTCAAAATAATAGTCGAGATATAAAAGCGATTGTTTTAATGCTTTTACCTTTTATAGATGATAAAGATAACGCTATTAAATTTAAAAAATTAAAAGATTTAAATCAATTATTAAATAGTGAACTTGGTTCTGAAAATATTAGTAATGTAAAAGATAAGGATATTACTGATGCATTACAAAATGAATTCTATTTTAGTAACTTTGCTATTGGTTTATTAAACCATCAAGATAAATATTTAAAATTAGTAGATGAAGACAATATAAAGTTAATTTACCAAGTAATTCATCATAATTATATTGCTTTATTGGAAACATTAAAAATGGTTAATGGAAAATTATATATAAATTGGATGAATATTGAACCAATTACTGAAAATAATCTTGAAGATGAAAATATCTACAAGAATAGTCAAATATCAATTTTAAATAGAGAAGATGATAGAGATTCTAATGGATTATGGATTGGAGACTTTTATAACGTTATGCGAAATGGTTATTATCAAAATATAAAAAAGGTAAAATGGTTAATTTTTAATCGTTTTAATATTAAAGTAGAAAAATCTCAATATTATCTCCAAGTTTTAGACAAAGAATTAGATCTTAAAAATCATTTAAATTCAAAAACTAACTATACTAGATATGATGATTTACCAGAAGATGACCAATTTAAATTTAATAAAAATATTAGAAAACTAAAAGATAAAATTAATGATAATCCTATTATATTTGATTTATGTAAACAACTTATTATTTATTTTATTAATACTTATACTTATAAGAATGATATTGAACAAACTAACCCAAAATTAGATCAAAGAATACTAAAAAAATTTAAATTAGAAACTGACACTGAAGATAATATTATAGATGGTGAAAAAGAAGATTTTAACAAAAATAACTTGGATAAATCTGAAAAAATAAATGAAAAACAT